CCGCCCCACATGTCATTGGCACGGTTATTAGAGCCTGTAGCGGCGGCAATGTCGCTAAGACTGTAATTAGAACCATTCATCATGTTTTTAGTCTCCTTAAATTTTATTTACAATAGGAGACATCCGCGGCTGTCGTCCCAAATTGTAGCGATTTTTAATCACCCAATTATGGGGAAATGTTATAATCCAAGGAATTTCTGGATAATTCCATCTGGTGATAAGTGTTTTTCATTAAATACATTTTGCTGTATTTGATGTAATTGATCTGTATCACCTTTTTTGTATAAATCCAATGCATTTTTCAATGTCGGATTATTTCCTGCAAATTTACTCATATCGTTCATCATGTTATCAACACTTCCGAACCTCTGAGAAATCATTTTTTCAAATTGCTTTTTCATCATGGCGTTTGGGTTGAAACTCATCTCTGCTTACCTCCGTTCTGCTGTCTTGGGGAATCATTTGTAACCGATATTTGTGTCGGTAGCAAATCTTTTATTCCAGAAATCTCAGAGCAAACATCATTCCGAAGCTGATTAAACATAGACTCAATGTCAATCTGTTTTTCTTCCTGCTTCGGTGGCTGCTGTTCGTCTGGATTTACAAGTCGGTAAACAAAAATCCTGCTTCTTCCGTCTGCCTGTAATTGCTTTTTGTATATTTCTGTTCCGTCTGTTTTTGGATAGTAAACAGGACTGCCAGACATATCAACGTCCTTTGCTTTTACAGTATCAATCCCATCAACCATCTGCCCTTGTAACATGGCAATCTGTGGAACCTGTTGTATTGGCTGTTGCATCTGTATTTGACCATAAGGCATTGCCTGTTGGTAATTATTCTGCAATTGTGCCAGCCTGTCCTGATACGGCTGTATTTGCCCGTATGGGCTGTTTACCATTGGCTGTTGCGGATAATACGGATAACCTGCCATAATCTATTCCTCCTGTTCGGGATTCCAGAATCATGTCCATATCATCTATGGAACGATGCTTTTCCCATATACCCTCGTAAGGGTTTCTTAACATAATCATTGTGTTTTCTCCTATGATTATATTATATAGGAAGGAACTCTGTTTTTGAACGTCACTATTTCGCCACGTTTTCGCCATAATACAAAGAAAAACCCCGACTTAATACATCGGGGCAACCTTTGTTATTTTCTTCTTTATTCGATTGTTAATCCGGTCTATGGTTCTTGGACTGTACCCCATCAGTTCAGATGCTTCCCACAGTGTTTTCTCGCCATAAACCCGTAATCGGAATAATTTTTCTTCGCGACTGTTAAAACCTGCTTCTTGCAGATAAAATTTTCTTTCGCTTTCAGTAAAATCCTTATAATCCATAACTCCACCATCCTCCCTTACAAGTGGAAGTTAAAAAATACCGCTTAGTGCAAAACCCACAATCGCTCCAACAACGGTAGTAATAACACACACAATAATGGTGTCATAACGTTTGCTGGGGACTGCCATGAGGATTTTTAAATTGTTGTTCATCTCATCGACTGTTTCTTTGATATGATCTAAGTCATTGCTATACAGGGCGGTCTGCTGTTCGAGCTTATTAATTCTTGAATAAAATTCTTTGTGCCTTTCTGACTGCTTTTCCTGCATATCATGAATACTTTTTTCAATTTCTTCGAAGCGGTGTTCATTAAAACATTCATGTTCACATCCCATCGCCAGTTCCTTTCTTTCTCTCCCTATC